ATCCCCTTTATACTTTTCATTCATGAGAATACTTCGGATCGTGTTAGCTCTCCAGATTTTGCAACCAGCTGGAGTGGGAATCTTGCGTTCCGTCAGTTCTTTTGCAATAGAATGAAACGTGTATCCGTTAAGATACAAACGGTAAATCAACTTTACGATTTCTGCCTGCTTTTTATTCACTACCAGGTTGCCATCCATTCCCTTATCATACCCAAGAAAATGAGTGAATGCCAGACTGACCTTCCCATCAGCAAACCGTTTCCGGTGTCCCCAAGTCACATTCTCAGAGATGCTGCGGCTCTCTTCCTGTGCCAGAGAACTCATAATCGTAATGAGGAGTTCCCCTTTTGCGTCCAGTGTCCAGATATTTTCCTTTTCAAAATAGATTTCAATCCCTTTATCTTTCAGTTTTCGCACGGTGGTCAAGCTGTCCACCGTATTCCTGGCAAACCGGCTGACAGATTTTGTGATGATAAGGTCAATTTTGCCGGCTATAGCATCCGCTATCATTCGCTTAAATCCTTCCCGGTGTTTGGTATTCGTAGCTGAAATGCCTTCATCCGTGTATATCCCGACAAATTCCCAATCATTTCTGCTCTGGATATAACGCGTATAATAATCCACCTGTGCTTCATAGCTGGTAAGTTGCTCATCGTGATCCGTTGAAACCCGTGCATAGCCTGCCACCCTTCTCTTTTTTTGACTGTCCATCAGCTTTTTCGTATAACTCCGCAGTGTAGCTGGAATTACCTGCACTTTTTTCATGGCAACTTCACCTCCTTCGTATGACCATCGTTAAATTGAAACAGCAATGTTTCGTTATCCTGTACTTCAATACGCTGCACTTGTGCTCTAAATGCTGTATCATCAAATTCCAATTTTCCCATTGTTTCTGCTGCCATACGCTGCAGCCATTCTTCTTTGATGCTTCTTACATGGATGCATCTATGTTCTCCCCGGCACCGCCAATAAGCCACTTTTCCATTCTTACGTTTCTCTAGACAACGTATGAATTTCGTCTGGCACGCAGGACATACAATGCATTCCGAAAAAGCGGTATAACGGCCGGACGTATCACGCTGATGATACGTTTCCATCCATTGCCTCTGCTTTTTCTTCTGCTCATCCGTCCACATATCCTTTAAGGCTGTCGATTTCCATTCCTGTGTGATAACGTTTCCATCTTTGAAATGAAATACCAGCGTGTGATAAGAAGGAACAACAATCTTCTTTACCCGCTGAACAAACAGTTCTTCATCAAATTCATCTGTACCCAGAACGGCTGCGCATGCTTTTTTCAAAGCGGGCTGCGGGATGGAGCCATAGGCTCCGCAGTTTGTCCCCTTGCCCTTATGCGAATCACAGGTCCAGTATTCCCGTATCCTTCCCTTGTATTTCCGAACAACATGGACATAGCTTTTCCCGCAGATGCCACATTTGATGATCCCCGTAAAGCAAGAGGTGTTCAAAAAATCCCTGGCATATCCGCCCCGCTGCATTCCCATTTCCTTGCGATTTTTTAATTCCTGCTGAACCCATTCAAACATATCAGAAGAAATTATGGCTTCATGATGCCATTCCACTACATACCTATTCCTTTCTCCATGATTAACGGCCTGGCGTTTGGTAATAGGGTCCGTCACAAAGGTTTTCTGCATCTCAAGAACGCCCGTATAAATCCGATTCGTAAGAATCTGCCTGATACTGGCATCTTTGAAATAGTTCCCATACATGGTGCGGATCTCCCGCCGCTTTAGTTCCCGTAATATATCTTTTCTGGTTCTGCCCTGCAGATAGGCATCAAAAATTTCTCTGACAATCGCGGCTTCTTCTGGTTGGATGACCAGATTATCTTTCTCCCAGCAATAGCCGTAAACGAAGAACTTTGCATGAGGAATCCCCTGTTCAAACTTTTTACGAAACCGCCACTTGATATTATCACTGATGGATCGGCTTTCTTCCTGGGCAAAAGAGGCAAGGATGGTCAGCATCAACTCTCCATCTCCGCTCATGGTATGGATATTTTCTTTCTCAAACCAGACTTCAATACCCAGTTCTTTCAGGTGACGTACCGTCTGCAGAAGGTCAACCGTGTTTCGGGCAAACCGCTGGATGGATTTGGTCAGGATGATGTCTATTTTCCCGGCCTCGGCATCTTCCAGCATCCGCCGGAATTCCTGCCTCTTCTTTATCCCCGTCCCAGAGATGCCGTAGTCCGCATAGACCCCGGCGTATTCCCAATTCGGATTTTTCTGTATCAGCTTGCTATAATAACTGACCTGTGCCGAAAGGGAATGGTGCATCCGCTCCGATTCCATGGAGACACGGGCATAGGCTGCAACTTTCTTTCGTTGTTTCAGTCCGGATATTTTTTGTTCGATTTTACGGATAGTCCGCATAGAATCAGCTCCTTTCAACACTATATATCCCTCTTTTTTAACCAATTAGCAAGTATATAAATCGCCAGAAAAGGTCTGATATTTTCGTAGCATCTCCTGCTCGAAAGCCCGGTACTCCTTCTTGGTGATAAGCTTTTCCGCCAGCATCACTCTCGCCAGATACATCGTCACCTGGAAGGTTGCTTCATTACGAAATAACCTTTTATCCATGGCGACCATCTCTGAAGCGATACTCGACATAGCAGGCATGGGAACAGAACTTCCGATGGCTGTTGCCATAGACACTGAACTTTTTGCCGCAATTTAGGCAAGTGAATGTATAGACCGCCTTCCGCTTCACCAGCTCGGGATGAGCGTTCCACCATTTGTTACGACAGGCATCGCAGCAGAATCGTTTCCGCTTGCGTCCCGGATTCTGTTCAATGGGCTTTCCACATTGCTCACAGACTGATGTTGTCTTCTTGGTAACCAGGTTGTGCCGTCTGCAGAAAGATTTCACTGTATTGATAGAAATACCGAGTATCACTGCTATCTTCCCATACCCTGCTCCGTCTCGGCGCATAGTAGTAATCTGTTGTTTCTGTTCATCCGTCATAATGAACACCTCCTGAAAATTGGCTCTCAGGAGTAATAGGACAAAAGAAATGATTTCAAGTACCCTAGAAAACAATTTTCAGTTTTTCCCAACTTGATTGGAAAAGTATGCTGAACTCAATGGGATCACTGTATCAGAATTAGTGAGACGTTCTGTTATAGAACGAATTGAAGACGAGCATGATGTAAAAGCTTACAAAGAAGCCTTGGCAGAATTTGAAGCCGACCCCGTAGTCTATTCTCTTGATGAAGTGGAAAAAGAGTTGGATCTGAAATGAATTACAGTGTTGTTTTTTTCCAAAAGAGCGTTAAAACAATTAAAAAAATTAGATAAATATACAGCATTCCTGATTACAAGTTGGTTGAGGAAAAACATAAATGGGTGTTCAGATCCTAGACAACATGACAAAGGATTAACCGCAAACAGAAGCGGGCAGTGGAGATATCGAGTAGGTGATTACCGAATCATTGTAGAAATAGAAGACACCAAGGTGATTGTTTTGGTTCTTGAAATTGGGCATAGAAAGAATATTTATCTGGATAAATAGAAATAAGCCGATACGGAACATCCTTCCCGATGTTCCGTATCGGCTTTTCTCATGCAATCTTCTGCTTTGCATCAGCCACAATAGCTTTGACCGCTTGCTGCAGCAAAGTAATATACAGCCTGTTCCGAATCTTCACCCACCAGCTGGTGGTGGTCTGGATTTCTGCTTCCAACGGATCTGTGAGGTTCTTCATCTGCGCTTCCACTAGTTTTTGGACATCATCCAGGTCAATGGACTTGATGGCCGCTTCGGCTTCGCTTCTGGCAAAGTCTACGACGACATTGGCGACGGCTTTCTTGATTTCTTCACGGTTCATAGTCATTTACCTCCTAGAATCAGTTGTTCATAATCTGTCACTCCCCTGGCAACTGCTCTGGCCATGGCATCCTGGGCGTTTGCAAGGATTTCTTCATCGCCAGGATTGGTGATAAAGGCCAGCTCGACCAGGACGGCGGGCATATCCGTGTTTGTGAGAACATACAGGCCGTTGACGCCGGGCGTAGCGATTTTCACGCCACGGTCGGTGATATCAAGGGCATCTACCAACTGGCTCTGGATGCAGCTGGCCAGCACGCTGCCACGGTAACTGCCGGCACAGGCCCAGGTTTCTGTGCCGTTGGCTTCTTCGGCTTCAGCGGCATTGCAGTGGATGGATACGAAGATGTCGGCGTCACTGCTGTTCGCCGCTTCGCAGATATCGTACAGGCTGTCGGACTGGAGCAGTTCGGTTTCAACACCAGCGGCATTCAGATAGCTTTCCGCAGATTCACCTACAGCCAGTGCCACATCACATTCGCGCAGCCCCGTTTCTCCGTTCACGGCACCGGGGTCAGGATTGCCGTTCGGCGCATGGCCGGGATTCAGGAATACTTTCATGATTTATCTTCTCCTTTCTGGTTGGCGGCGGACTTTACGGTACCGCCGATATAGCCAAGCAGGCCGGATGCGATGGACATGGCCAGCTCGTTAAGATTATAAAAAATGGCCATGATCAGGGCTGTGACCAGCCCAATGATGACCAAACAATCGGGGATATTCACTTTTTCAAACAAACTCATCCCACCACCTTAATGGTTAATACCACTTCTGCCTTTGTTGCTGAGGCTTCTGCCAGATAGGAATACAAAGCATCCGATATTTCCCCAATCATTATGACCCCCAGATCATCATCTTTCTCATAGAACAATTCTGTGGTATCCGATATTCCTGTCCCTGTCGTAAGTTCAACTTTGCAACCTGCATATCGTTTTTCTTCATCCAACAGGAACAGCAGCCCTTTACGGCTTCCATTTTCCAGAGCCCCCACGCCGACTATCTTAGGGCTTTCCGGGGATTGCTTCGTCGTCATAAGCATATGGCCAGTCAGCCACTGCGTGCCCTGTCCCGTCATCGTAAGGCTTACATCTGTAAAAGGAACAGTGGGAATCGGGGCGGCGTCGGTTGCACTGACAATCATGCCATTACTGATGGGTGCCGATATATAAGCAAGTTGAGGATTGGTACTGCTGTTTTCCTGCTCTTCCCCGTTGATAGTGATTTTCCCCGCATAATAATCGGTATCTGCTTTCAAGTTGATGCTCAAGGTATCCTGATACGTTGTAGCATATACGGTATTTCCATCTGAGTCTGTTTGTGAGGATAACTCCGGATGGTTGCAGGTAAGCGTAATGGTCTGATGCTCTTTTTGAATCAGGGTTATCGTCTTTCGTGCATCTGCCTGTGACAGGTCAGCCGTCCCCGTCACCAGTTCACCCTCTGAGGTATAAAACTTTTTCCCCTTAGCCACATCGGCAGCTTTCGCCGTTGTGTCAGACACTTCGCAGAACCGTGCCCTGCCGCCGTTTTTTAGGGGAATCAGGATGGATGGCACTTCGCTGTAACTGGCTCCGGCTATCGTCACATTTACCTTCATGGCCTTCCCTCCTTACTCGACAGTCAGGATTTTCGTCAGGCTGTCCTGGGAAACGGAAACGGTCGTCAGACTGCCCGTCACCTTGGTACCATTGATGTAGGCCGTCTTACCGCTGACAATCGTCCCCGCGGCGGCGGTGGCATCACTGGTATCGACTACGCTGGACTTGCCGCTGATGCCGAGGACCGTCACCCCGGACTTGATGTTGCCGCTGACGAGCTTGGCCTGTTCTTCTTTGCTGATACGCACAGAGCCGCTGCCATTATGAAAGCCGGCCGGGATGGTATAGGCGCCATCAGCTTTGGCAATGCTGCCGCTGACCGCACCGTTGTCAGTCATCGTCCCGATAACAGACCCGCTGCCCAGGAAAACTGACTTGCCGTTCAGGATATCGCCGGAAGAGGCCGTAGCGCCAGAGGTATCATAAAAGACCGCGCTGCCCTCCCCTTCTGCCAGGGGAATCGATACCTGCGGCACTTCTGCATAGATAACGGAATTGATTTTTACGTTCTTCGCCATGTTGATTGCTCCTTTACTCGACTTTTAATTCATAGCCATTGAAACTGATCCTGCCATAATTCGACGGAATGGCAGCCACCGTCACTTTGGAAAGAGCAGTATACCCGCCGTCTGCGGTGATGACCTGCTCCTGAGCCGTTGGAGTGACTCGCTTTTCCTGGTACGCTTCAGACGGCGCCTGTGGCATGGAAAGAATGCCGACCAGAGAATTTCTTTTAAGAGGTAGGGAAACAAAGCCTGCTAAAGTACTTTCATTCTGTGCCACGCTCCGTCACGCTCCTTTCCAGGAAAAAATCCCTGGCCGGGATGATGGTATCGGTATAGCCAGTTCCCCGCACGAGCTTCACTTCATAGATATACCGGCCACAGGATAAATGCCGTGTATCTTCCGGCAGGAATACCAGAACACAGCTGTCCTGCTCCTGACGGATGCCCTGGCCCAGCGTTTTCGTGAGGACAGGGTCCTTATCCGTAATGAAGCGTTTCAGTGTAAAGGTCAGGCGGTCGCCGTCCCCCGGGATAAAGACACTGCCCGTTACCCGGTCGCGGATGGTCAGGTCGAATTCTGCTGAATCGCCCCGCGTCAGATGGATCCGGTTCTTCACTACAAAAAAGCTCATCTCCCTCACCCCTGTTCATGCTGGCGCTGTTCCATCACATCCAGGCGGTGATGGGCATGCTCTGTCGATTCTTCCACCCGGGACAGCCGCTCGGCCATCTGCTGCCGTTTGGCTTCCGTATCCGTCAGCTGCCGGCGCAGTT